CCGCGGACATGAGATCCAATGGGAGAGCCAAACCGAGGCCGTGCGTGCTGCGTTGAGAGAAAACACAGATCCGGAGGTTCTCCCCATGATCACCAACACCAAGCAGGAGGCGGCATGACTACTTCGGCAGCTTCCGTCGAACCTCGGCGAGCTTCATCCCCCGCCGCTTCATCAGCGCACGGATGTCGGCCCACATGGATTCGGTCACGGGCGACTTTCCGGCCGCGAGGCGCTGGACGTGCCGGAGCGACATCGGCAGTTCCCGCGCCATGTCTGATTGCCATGTCGAGCCGAACATCGCCTGTCCGGCTTCGTGGAGGAGTGATACGGGGTCCATCAGTCGTTCACGATGGCGACGGTGCCGAACTCGGTGGGCAGCACATAGACCTTGCGGGTGACCATCAGGCCCGGCTTGCCCCCCTGGATGCGATCCTCGAACACCAGAAGGTCGCCGCGCAGCTCGGCGGGCTTTCCACGAGACGCGATCCAGTCTGCGGTGGTGCTCTCCGTCGCAACCATCCTGTTCTCTTCCGGATCGACTCGCCAGTCGCCGGAAACGTCCTTGAACGCGCCGGTATCCGTCTCACTCAAACCGGCGGCGACGAAGGCGCGATGGAAGCTGACGAGCTGTTCTTCGGTTGGGGAAATACGAGCCATGATCTCCGGGCCTCCTTGCCCATTTCGGCCGGCCTGATCGCCGCGCCATGGGGAGAGAATGTCGTAAATTTGCGACACGCACAAGCGGAAAGATGCGCAAGATTATTGCTATTTTCAAGGAGGCGGCGTGAGAGTGCGCTATCGCCTCGCTCTATCAAATCCCGTGACGCAGAACTGAAAGGACCGACTGATGGTGGAAGGTAAGGATTCGCTGACGCCTCGCGCTGAGGCGCCCGTGCCGAAGAGGCAAGAGATGCACTGTCCTCAATGCAACGCGGCTGTTCCGTTCGAGTTGGTGGCGAGGTTCGCAAATCAGTCCCGCATAGCTATCAAACTGACCCCGGCGCCGGGCGAGTATATGCAGGCGTCGACCATTGGCGGTTCGCTCACTCAGATGCAGAAGCTTTTGGAGGCGTCTGGCAGGCATCTCGGAATTCCGACCGTCGTCTGTGTCGAAAGTATCAAGGACGACGGGAACGGCACTTTCGAGTTCGGGTTGCTGGTGATGCGGTATGAGGATGCGAAAAAGCGGAAGAAACGCGCCCGCGCAAAACAACCCTCCGATACGCGAGGCGTCAGCGAACCATGATCTCTATGGCACAAAAGCAACACCTCGGCATATGGGCACACGGCTGCGAGCCAGCATGGGACTGGCGTAGGGAGCATCGGCATTGAGGTACGTGTTCAGCTTCGCCGCCATGGGAGTGCTGGACTTCGTTCAAACGGAATGGGCGAAGGCCGTATCCGATCGCCTGGTATTGTGGAGCAGCTTCACGGCAGCGGTGATGTTCCTGCTCTCGGCGTGTGTCGTGAGGGCCTATGTGCAGGACAGGCGGGTAATAGCTGCGGCCTTTGCCGGCGCCTTTGCGGGCACCTTTCTGGCGATGCAGCGATGATACAGCTCTGCCCGCCCATCCCCGTGGAAGTGACCAGCGAGACGCTTCCCAGGGGCGTGACGACGCAATCCCGGCGCGGCTGGGCTTATGCCTGGTCGCAACCCGGCATCGACTCGCATGTGATGTGGCGGGTTGTCTTTGACGACAGCCGGCAGGTGGTGGACGTGCCGCAGAAAGAGATCCTGGTGGATCGCAACTGGAGCTATGGGCGCCGATGAGTGACACCAATCCAATCAGCATTGAGTCGGGACAGCGTATCCGCATCGCTATCGCCGACTATCGCAAGGCGCAGTACGCGGAGAAAATGCGCGAGCCAGATCCTTGGGAGGATTACGAGCCCGAGCCGGTCGAGCGCGCTTTAGAGATGACTTGAACAGCGATAAATGCTAGTATTTGCGGGCTATTCTGGCTTCACGCAGTCGAAGGACATTGCCCGTATGGAGCTGCCGCTCTCTCTGGCCCGCTCGCTCGATATCCGGGCGATCTTGTCATATTTCCCGCACCAGGCATTAGCGGCCTGAAAGGACTTGGCATCGCTGTTGCCGGATACGATCCCGCCGGCTGAGTTGCCGCCGTCAACACTAGACGAGCAGGCACCGACAACCAGCAAGACCGCAAGGGTAGCGTAACGCATTGAGTATTCTCCTTCCCCCATGAGGGGCGTATAATACTTCCGCGCGATAAATGGAATCGGGGCAATGGTCTGGTACTGGATCGCGGGGATTGTGATAGCTGCCGTGGCGATCGAGCGGACAGGAACGCTCTACTGGCGCCCGCGCATTGCCCGCAAGCCGGTAAAGAGCGATCAGCAAGAGCAAGCCGAACAGGAGGAGCGCGAGGAGCGTAAAGCCCATGTGCGCAGGGTAATGTCCTCCATCGCGGACAAGTTCACAGGCGGTCGATATTAGGCGCAATGGACATGCCGGCGCATTGGCGCCTCATCTTTCAGCCTGCCTGATAGATGATGGATCTCGGCCATAGGACCCGCCCTAGGCTTGAGGACGTAGAGCGCGATGGAGAGGGGCTATTGGGCCGACCTGCATCGCACGTGACATAACTCGCTATTCCCGTCCGGATATAGCGCCTATAGCTGAGCGACCACAACGCACCGCATTGGACTGTCCGCATTTTCCATAATGTGGATTATGCGCGAGCCGCTATTATTTGGCAGCAATATCAATCACATGGCCGTCTGCCATGCCTGTAACAATGGGCTGATGGCCGTGAGCCATGTCGCCATCGCATGGCCTGGGCAATGATCTGTCGCGCATCGCTGGTCCATTGGACACGATCATGCGCGCTCGAAACGCGTCCACATCCACATTTATCGCCCTATTAGGATCGCCGACCCTCGAAAGACCGGGGTGGTAGCCGGGGTGGGGGCCGAGTTCGGTTCGGCATATAAATTTCGCAGCACACCCCACTTTCGCGCCGTTTTCCCAATTCCCCTGCGAATGGTTCTCACGCAATAATCTTGCGCACCGTCCCGAGCCGTGAGATACGATTAACCTCGTATCATGGCAAAAAGGACAGAACTTACCCTGAGAGTGCCGGAATCGACCTGGGGTCCGGCGATGCGAGCGCTCAAGACGGACCGTCAGCGGGCGTTCGTTGTGGCGTTGTTGGACCTAGGGACTTCCAACGCGACCCGGGCGGCTCAGGCGGCGGGGTTTAGCGAGGAGAACCGGAACGCGGCCAAGGTCACAGCCCATAGGCTGATGCACGACGAGAGCATCCAGGCGGCGATCCTGGAGGAGGCCAAGCGGCGCATCAATGCTGGGGCGACCGCGGCGGTGACCCATCTGCTCGCGATTGCCGAGAACCCGGAGCACAAGGACCAGCTCAAGGCCATCGGCATGGTGTTGGATCGGTCGGGGCTGCACGCCACGACGGAGCACAAGGTCACGGTGGAGAATACCACGGAAAGCGAGGCCTTGCGACGGATTCACGAGAAGCTGGAGGCGATGGGCTTGCCGGTGGAGGAGCGCAAGAGCCTGCTGAAGAAGGCGGGGGTAGTGGACGTAGACTTCGTCGAGGTCACGGATGGCGCTGAAACAGCGTAGCATTCCGGGCCAGACCGTCGAGCGGGTGCGGGGCAAGGCGAAGCGACGGCGGGTCCAGCGGATCGATCTTCCGGCGCCTGTTGCAGAAACGCCGCAGGCCGACCCGAGGGCGCTTCAGGAGCTATTGAAGGATCTGGAGTTCGTCGCCGGCCGGCAGTCCGAACGGCGGATGGACTTCTTCAAGCCCTATCCGAAGCAGGCGCAGTTCTTCGAGATGGGCGCCACCAAGCGCGAACGGTTGCTGATGGCGGGCAACCAGCTCGGCAAGACGGAGGCGGGGGCCTTCGAGACGGCCTGCCACATGACCGGGGAGTATCCGGAGGGGTGGACCGGCAAGAGGTTTACGCGGCCGACCCGGGGCTGGATTGCCGGCGAGACGGCGTTGCTGGTTCGCGACGTGCAGCAGACCAAGCTCTGCGGGCCGCCGGGCGTCGATTCCAAGCTGGGCACGGGCATGGTGCCGAAGTCGTTATTCGCCGACAAGCCGAGCCTGGCGCGGGGTGTCACCGATGCCTTCGATACCATCCAGATCAGGCACAAATCGGGCGGCGTCTCGACGGCGACGTTCAAGTCCTACGAGCAAGGGCGGCCCAAGTTCCAGGGCGAGCCGGTGGACTGGATATGGGCGGACGAGGAGCCGCCGATGGATATCTACTCGGAGATCCTGACCCGCATCACGGCGACCAAGGGCATCGTGTATGTCACCTTCACGCCGCTCAAGGGCATGTCGGATGTCGTGAGCCGGTTCCTCAACGAGCCGTCCGAGGACCGGGGCGTCGTGATCATGACGATCGAGGACGCTCTGCACATCGCGCCAGAGGAGCGGGAGCGGATCATCGCGGGGTATCCGGCCCACGAGCGGGAGGCGCGAGCCCGTGGCGTCCCCATGCTCGGCTCGGGGCGCATCTTCCAGATTTCCGAGGAGACGATTGGCGAGGAGGCGATCGAGCGGCACATGGTGCCCCCGCAGTGGTCCAAGGGCTGGGGGATCGATTTCGGCATTGGCCATCCGTTCGCGGCGGTTCTGTGCGCCTGGGACAAGGATTTCGACGTGTTCCATGTGCTGCACGCCATCCGGGTGGCGGACCAGAAGCCGTTGCAGCACGCGTCCGCGATGAAGCCCATTGGGGTGAACGTTCCCGTGGCGTGGCCGCAGGACGGCACGGCGCGCGAGAAGGGCTCGGGAGAGCCGCTGGCGAGCCTCTACAAGCGTGAGGGCCTGAAGATGATGCCCGACCACGCAACACATCCGGACGGCTCGCTATCGACCGAGGCAGCCATCCTCGAGATGGAAAAGTGGATGGCGTCGGGCCAGTTCAAGGTCGCCCGGCACCTCGGCGATTGGTTCGAGGAATATCGGATGTACCACCGGAAGGACGGCCAGATCGTCAAGGAGCGGGACGATTTGATGTCGGCAACCCGCGTGGCATTCATGATGCGCCGCTTCTTCCGGCAGGTTTCCCTCGGCGGTGATATCATGAAACGGCGCCGCGAGTCCTTCGCAAGGGATATTGATTTTGCTCTCTTCTGACGACCCCGACGATTGGCGCATCTTCACGCCGTCCTTGCAGGTCTATGAGCCCGAGGAAGATGAGGAAACCGGATTGCTGGATGCGGAGGGCCGCAAACTCTACCGGAAGCGTCAGCCCATGGGATTTGATCTATCGGGCCGGAAGTTGACAGGATAGTCCTGTTACGCAATAATCTTTCGCAGACGCCTTGCTTTTCGCAGGAAAGTTTTAATGCCTCAGGTCAGCGGCAAGAATTTCGCCATCTCCTCGGCCGGGGTCGATCTTGGCTTGGGTGATCAGGTCCAGCAGCAGCTTCAGGACCAGGAGGAGGAGCGCAAGAAGAAGCTGCTCCAGATGTCGAAAATGCCGGCCTATGGCCCCGCCACCATGAGCCTGCTGGGCCAGCAGTTGATCGGGCCTGCTGGTGGCTAATTGGAAAGACGACGATTGGGCTGAGAAGCCGTCGCTTCCCCGGAAGCAGACGCCGTACGAGCTCGACATATTGCAGGATGCCTTTCAGGAGTTCGCCCAGCTCCAGACGACGCGCTCGGTCTTTGCCGGCCAGTGGGAGGAGGTCGCCCAGCTCATCGACCCCAACTCCCGCAACACGTTCTTCTACGGCGATTACCGGACGCAGGGCCAGAAGCTCACTGATCGGCAGATCGACGCGTCGGGTATGATGGCGCTGACCCGCTTCGCCGCCATCTGCGACAGCCTCACGACGCCGCGCAACCAGACATGGCATGGGCTGGAGGCGAACGATCCATATGTGATGAAGGACCGCGCGACGCGGCTGTGGTTCGAGCAGGTGACGAAGATCCTGTTCAAGCAGCGCTATGCGGCGCACGCGAACTTCGTCTCCCAGAATCAAGCCATCTACCGCGGGCTGGGTGCCTATGGCACGGCCGGCATGTTCGTGGATGCCTTCGACGGCGCGAACTACGGCAAGAGCCGCGGCCTTCGGTACAAGGCGATTCCTCTCGGGGAACTGTTCATCCGCGAGAACCACCAGGGGATGATCGACGGCTTCATCCGCTGGTTCCGGCTGACCGCTCGGCAATGCCTGATGCAATGGGGCCGGGAGAAGTTCCCCGATGCGCTCAAGCCGGCGCTGATCGCCAACTCGGAGCAGACCTTCGACTTCCTGCATCGGGTCATGCCGCAGAACGACTATGACCCCGATCGGCTCGACTGGAAGGGCAAGCCGTGGGGCTCGTGGTACATCTGCATTCCCGGGCGCTGCATCATGCAAGAGGGCGGCTATCACAGCTTTCCGCTGCCGATCACCCGTTATGCGCAGTATCCGGGCGAGGTCTACGGGCGCGGCCCGGCCATGGACATCCTGCCGGCACTCAAGACGCTCAATGCGCAGAAGCGGACGTTCCTCAAGCAGGCGCACCGCGCCGCCGATCCGGTCTTGCTGACGGCCGACGATGGCTTGATGGACGGCATGTCCTTGAGGCCCGGCTCCTTGAACAAGGGCGGCGTCAACGCGGACGGACGCGAACTCGTGAAGATCCTGCCCACCGGCCAAATCCAGATCGCCAAGGAAATGATGGAAGAGGAAAAGTCGTTGATCAACGACAGCTTCCTCGTCTCCCTGTTCCAGATCATGACCGAGACGCCGCAGATGACGGCGACGGAAGTGATCGAGCGCATCAACGAGAAGGGCATCCTGCTCGCCCCTACGGTCGGCCGGCAGCAGTCGGAATACATCGGACCGCTGATCGATCGAGAGATCGACGTGCTCGCCCAGCAGGGAATGCTCCCACCGATGCCGCCGCGCCTGCGTGAAGCGGGGGGCGAATACGACATCGTGCATACCTCGCCGCTTGCGAAGGCCATGGCATCGTCCGGTCCGGCCGCAGGCTTCATCCGCGCGGTCGAGACCTCGAAGGAAATCGTCAACATGACCGGCGATCAATCCTACCTCGATTGGGCGGACTTCGATACGGCCATGCCGGCGATTGCGGACATTCAGGGCGTGCCCGCCTCGTGGATGGCGACCGAGGGCCAGATCGCGGCCAAGCGCAAGGCCCGCGCCCAGCAGCAGGCGACGCAGCAGCAGATAGCGGCCCTGCCGGCGCAAGCAGCCATGTTGAAGGCGCAGGCGACCGTGCAGAAGAATCAGCCGGGGATCACGCCCGGCCAAGGCGGATTAGGCGGACCGGTTCCGCAAGGGCAGGCTGCGTGAAGCTGGCCGAGGCCTATCACCGGACGCTCGACTTCCTGCGGGGACGGAAGCGCGACTATGCCCTGACGTTCCTGACGCCCATAGGACAGCGTGTGCTCTCCGACCTCGTACGCTTCTGCAACGGCGTGCAGACCACGTACCGGGACGACCCGAGGGAGCATGCCAAGCAGGAGGGCCGTCGCGAGGTCCTTCTCCGCATCCAGTACCACTGCAACCTGAACCCGACCGATCTTTTCAAGCTCTACAACGACCAGACCATCAACCTGCAAGAGGACACAGATGCCTGACGGCGACAACGTAGCCTGGTACTCGACCATCGAGGGAATCGATGCCGACACCATCGGCCACATCCAGACCAAGGGATGGGACAAGAAGCCCGCGAACGAGGTTGCCATCGAGGCGATCCGTTCCCACCGCGCGGCCGAGTTGAAGCTCGGGGTGCCGGCGGACCAGATCCTTCGCCTGCCCAAGGACATGACCGACGCCACGGCGATGAAGCCCATTTGGCAGCGGCTGGGCGCTCCGGCCGAGGCCAAGGATTACGACTTCTCGGCGGTCGAGAAGAAGGGCGCGGACGGCTCGGTCGCGAATGCCAAGTTCATCGACGCCATGCGGCAGACCGCAGCCGAGTTGAACCTGCCGAAGGATGCAGCGGCCCGCATCGCTCAGTCGGTCGCGAAGTACCAGGACGAGATGGAAGTCTCGGGCAAGACCGAGATCGAGGCCAAGCTCGCCGAGGAAAAGACCGCGCTCGCCCAGAATTGGGGCAACAAGTTCGAGGCCAACAAGTTCATCGCCACCCAGGCGGCGAACAAGCTGGCCGTCGCCATGGGCAAGAAGCCCGAGGAGATCGCCTCCGCCGTTTCCGCGCTCGAAGGACAGGTCGGTTACAAGGCCGTCATGGAGATGTTCCTCGCGATCGGCCAGAAGATGGGCGAGGACAAGTACGTCGATAGCGGCAACTCCAACAGCGGCGTCATGACCAGGGAGCAGGCGGTTGCCCGGCTGAATACCCTGAAGGGTGACGAGAATTGGGCGGCCCGCCTGCTGAAGGGCGACACAGAGGCGCGGAAGGAACTGGCGGCGCTCACCACCCTGATTTCCGGCGATGATACCGCCGCGTCGAGGGCGCGCTGATGCAGTCCCGCACGATCGAGCAGAGCATTGACATCAAGGTCAATCCTGAGGCGCAAGACCGCCTCCGGATCAATCCGAACAAGGAGAAAGCCGAGATCCACGAGGCGAAGCTGCTTCTCGGCGCCGTTCTGACCAAGCTGATCGACATGCGGACGCGGGCGCACTCCTTCGGCCCCGTCTATGATGACGCGATCAATCAGGTCGTGCAGGCGTCCCTTTGGTTCGGCTATGCGGCGACCAATCCCGATGCCTGATGAAACGGGAACGTGGCAGTACCGCCTGATCGATGCTCTGAAGGGCAACCGCACCCTGACGGGCGCTATGGCGATTGCCATCATCGGCAAGATGCCCAGCCACCCGCCGCGTATCGTCACGCAATCGATCGTGACCAAGGAAGGGATACTGGTCGTCTGCCTTGAAGCCCGGGGCAGCGAGGGCATTCCCGATTGGGTGCCGCTCGGCCCAGTCGATAAGATCAGGGACGAGTTCCGGCGGATTTGCGACCGGCTGGCTTTCAGCGATGCCGAACATGTCGAGTTTTTTGACGGCTTCAAGAAGTGGATTCGCAAGGACTGGCGTCAGCCAGACCCGGTATTGAACTAATCGTGCATTTTTACGCTTGACTTTGGAATAATATTTCAAGTACCATAGCAGTCCAGACTTCCCGCACAACCCTTTGGGCGCGGCGAAGCATCCGGCCCCCGAGAGGACAAGGCCATCGGCCAGTCAACTTTCTCTCAGGGGACAATAATGTCCGAGAATCTTTACGAACTGTTCACGACTCAGTTCAGCACGCTGCTCGAACTGAAGCTGCAGCAGATGGGCTCCAAGCTCCGCGGCAAGGTCCGCGAGGGCAAGCACGTCGGCAAGCAGGCATCGCCGGTCAACCAGATCGGCGCCATCCAGGTCAAGGCTCCGGCCGGTCGCTTCGCCCCGAAGAACCGCACCGATGCCTCGTTCACCCGCCGCTGGGTTTTCCCTCAGCCGGGCGAAATCGACCAGCTCATCGACTCCTACGACGAACTGGAAACCATCGTCGATCCGAAGTCGCAGTATCTGGAGAACGCCTCCAACGCCTTCGGTCGCGCGTGGGACGACTGCCTGATCGCTGCGGCGTTCGGCACCGCCCAGCTCGGCACTGACGGCGCGTCGTTCACGTCGGAGACGTGGTCGAGCTTCAGCAGCGCCTACACCGTCGCCCATGACTTCGGCGCGTCGGCTACCACGGGCCTGACGGTCGCCAAGCTGATCGAGGCGAACCGTATCTTCCGCCACAACCATGTGGATCTGGAGAACGACCCGCCTTGCATGGTCATCGGCTCGACGCAGGAATCGGACCTGTTGAAGCAGATCCAGGTCGTCTCGACCGAGTACAACGACAGCCCCGTCCTCGTGGACGGTCGCGTCAAGCGCTTCATGGGCTTCGACATCGTCGTGTCCGAGCGCCTGACGGTCTCGTCCAACGACCGGCAGTGCATCGCGTTCGTCAAGTCGGGCCTCTACCTGGGCCTGTGGCAGGACATGCAGAACCGCGTGACCATCCGCAACGACCTGTCGAGCGAGCCCTACGACCTCTTCACGAAGTCGATGTACGGCGCAACCCGCATCGAGCCAGGCCGTGTCGTGCAGGTTCTCTGCAACGATACCGTCGGCGCCGACATCACGCCGTAACAGGAGGCCACCATGGCTGCTGACACTCTCTCGTCTGCTTCGATCACCAACCTCGATACCATCCCGTTCGTGGCGAACAACCCGGGCGAGGGCGGCTCGGGCTACCTCCGGGATGTCTCGGACTACGTGACCCCGACCACTGGCGGCCTCGCCAGCACGTCGTCCATCTACAAGATGGTGCGACTTCCCACGGGCGCGAAGCTGAAGAAGCTTCAGCTTTTCTGCACCTCCGTTCTGGACAGCAACGCGTCGCCGACCTTGGCCGTGGATGTCGGGGCCTACTACTCCGACAGCACGATCGACGGGACGCCGGTTGCCGACCAGGGCGTCTCCATCTCTGCGGCGTGCTTCCTGTCGAATGTCGCCTTCGGTGCCGCGACCACCAAGTCGGTCGATGCCCTGCAGGCGCTTTCTCCGCAGAAGCGCAACGAGCCGCTTTGGCAGGCTGTCGGCCTGGCGGCTGACCCGGGCGGCTTCATCGATATCGTGGTTGCGGTTCACGCCGCTGCCGCGACCGCTGCCTCGCAGCAGATGGGCATCGACGCGCAGTACGTGGTGTAAATGGCCACGCTCGCCATCGGCGTAACGCTGGGACCGCCTGTCGCAAGCAGTGCGGTCCCGGTCACGTCCAACAACATCATTACCGAGATTGCCTCGGCCAAGACGGCGGCCACGACGGCGGACACGGACGTGGCAACCGTCGTTACCGATGCGACAAACGCCGACACCGATGTGGCGACGGTGGTGACAAACACGACCACGGCGGACACCGACGTCGCTACGGTCGTGACAGACACAACGACGGCGGATACGTCCGTTGCGACCGCTCAAACCGACGTTTCCACTGTCCTCTCCGATGCTGACACGCTGGCTGCCGACATCGTGTCCGGTGCTGGCTCGCAGACGGCCCAGACCTATAACAGCACAACCCACCAGATGACGACCGGCGCTGGCGCGAGCATGACGCTCACGGCTACGGCTTACAATACGATTGCGACGGCCTTCAATGCCATGGCGACGGCGATCCTGGCGCTTCAGACCCAGCTTGCAACGGTCAAGACCAATA